AATCGATGTTACCCTTGATTTGGGATTTGATGTTCGTTTACATAAGCAACGCTGTAGGTTAGCAGGCATAGACACACCTGAGTCAAGAACCCGTGATTTAGCAGAGAAAAAACTTGGTTTAGCTGCTAAAGACAGATTAATTGAGTTATGTGTTGGATCAATTACTATTAAATCATTTGGCAAAGGTAAATATGGGAGAATACTTGCAATTCCTTATACAGAAAATAATGAAGATATTTGCCAAATGCTTATCAATGAAGGCCATGCAGTTGAATACGATGGCGGAAAAAAAACAAAAGTCTGGGGGGACTATTAATATGAATATATCAAATGAAGGAATTTCTTTAATTAAAAAATTTGAAGGTTGCGAATTAGAGGCTTACAAATGTGCGGCTGGTGTATGGACAATAGGATATGGGCATACAAAAGATGTTAGAGAGGGTATGACAATTTCAAAAGAACAAGCAGATAATATGTTGCTTAACGAATTAGATGAATATTGTGAATATGTTGAAAAAGCAGTTAAAGTAAATTTAGAGCAATGTCAGTTCGATGCTTTGGTTTCTTGGACATATAATTTAGGCTCAACAAATTTGAATGAAAGCACCATGTTAAGGGTTTTAAATGAAAAAGATTACGAAGAAGTCCCGAATCAATTAAAGCGTTGGAACAAAAGTAACGGCAAAGTTTTACAAGGTTTAGTAAGAAGGCGCGAGGCAGAAGCGCTTTTATTTGAAGGCAAGGATTGGACAGAGGTATAGATGCCATTATCAAGGTTTACATTTCAACCAGGCATAAAAAGAGAAGGCACTCAATATGACAATGAGGGCGGTTGGTTTGATTGTAACCTTATAAGATTTCGTAGCGGTAGACCTGAAAAATTTGGTGGCTGGCAAGAAATAACATCTAGCACATACCTAGGCACATCGAGAGCTTTACATAATTGGATAGCTGTAGATGGCACCAAGTATTTAGGCAATGGAACACATTTAAAATATTACATCAAAGAAGGTAATACATTTAATGATGTTACACCTATTAGACTTACTACTGGCGCAGGAGATGTAACCTTTGCCGCGTCAAATGGAGACGCTACAATAACAGTTACAGATACTGCTCATGGGGCCGTGCAAAATGATTTTGTGACTTTTTCAGGAGCTTCATCTTTAGGTGGCAATATTAACTCAAATGTTCTTAATCAAGAATATCAAATAGCAACCGTAGTCAATGCAAATAGCTATACGATTGAAGCAAAAAATACTAGCGGCGTAACAGTTACTGCTAATTCTAGCGATACAGGTAACGGTGGTAGTTCTGTTGTTGGTGCTTATCAAGTAAATACAGGCCTTGATGTCTTTGTTACATCTACTGGATGGAGTGTTGGCGCTTGGGGTGATGGAACTTGGGGCTCATCAACGAGCTTATCAGCAACCAACCAACTACGTTTATGGACGCATGATAACTTTGGTGAGAACTTAATAATAAATCCAAGGGGCGGAGGCATTTTTGAATGGATAGAAAGCAATGGCGTTTCAACTAGGGCAGTTAATCTATCAACAAGATCGGGTGCAAACTTAGTTCCTACCGTTGGCTTACAGGTTATTACTTCAGAAATAGATAGACATCTTATAGTTTTAGGAGCCGATCCTATTAACGCGGCAGGATCTGCAAGAACAGGGGCAGTAGACCCTATGCTTATTGCTTTTTCAGATCAAGAAAACGAATTAGATTTTGAACCAACTATTACTAATACAGCAGGTTCTTTGCGATTATCTTCTGGCTCACAAATAATTGGAGCTGTAAAATCAAGACAAGAGATTATAATTTTTACTGATACTGCGGTTTACAGCATGCAATTTGTTGGGCCGCCTTTTACATTTAGGGTAAACCTAATTAATGAATCATCTGGATTATTAGCTCCTAAAGCGGCAGTAACCGCCCCGCAAGGCATATATTTTATGTCTTACGATAATTTTTATTTATATAACGGCTCAGTGCTAAAACTACCTTGCGATGTATTGGATTACGTTTTTTCAGATATTAACCAAAGCCAAGCTTTTAAAATCAACGCTTTTACTAACACTAAAGAAAACGAAGTAGGTTGGTTCTATCCGTCTGCGAGTTCAACTGAAATAGATAGATACGTAATTTACAATTATCAAGATAAAGTTTGGTATTACGGACAGCTATCAAGGACAGCTTGGCTAGATTCAGGCGTAGAGTCATTTCCGCAAGCCACCTCAACAAGCAAACTATTCGAGCATGAAATTGGTTTCAACGACGATGGATCGCCTATGACTGGTGTATTTATAGAAAGCTCAGACTTTGATATAGGTGATGGCAATAACTTTCAGTTTATCCGTAGAATATTGCCCGATGTTAGGTTTATTGAAGATCCAAACAACGGCTCAGTAAATTTGGTTGTAAAAACTAGAAATGGTAATGGTTCTTCTTTGACAACCAAAGCTACTAGCGAGGTTCAAAGTACTACGAATCAATTACATATTAGAGCAAGGGCAAGGCAAGCAGTTTTACGTTTAGAATCTAACGATGATGCGGCAAACGACGGTAATTTATCCGTAGGTTGGCGTTTAGGAGCAACCAGAATGGACGTGAAGCAAGATGGTAGAAAATGAGCAAGCTCCTACCAACGCGCTTACCGCTTGCTCAGGCTGATGTAACACCCGACATTTTTAATAGACTTGTTAGGATTTTAGAGATAAACTTAGGTTCAATAGATCCTGATAACACTTTACAGTTATCGACTATTGAACGTGACAAATTAAATTTTAATCTTGGCACGCTGATCTTTAATACATCAACCAAAGTGTTGCAAATATTTAATGGGACTGAGTTTATTGATTTGATGAGTGAACCAGACCCAAAAGGCTTTGAAGCCCAGGGTTTAGTAGGTGATGTATCGATAAAGATAGCAGGCGACATAATAATAACCCTGTAAAATTAAAGAGTTACATATGAGAGAGAATATGCTACAACAAAAAGAAGAAGGCTTGGCAACTTTAGCTGCGTTAGGGAGAAACGAAGATACTTATTTGGCCCACGTAGCTCCAAACGAAATGATCGTCCCCGCTCAAGTTTTACGCGATAATCCACTTTTAAAAACCTACGTTCTTAATTCAATCAGTAAGTATGGTGTAGATCCAAATAAATATATTGTTGGTAACGGCGATATGGATTTAAATCCACTTACAGGCTTACCCGAGTTTGGCTTTCTCTCTAAAGTATTTAAAAAAATTAAAAAAGTAGTTAAGAAAGTTGCTCCTGTTGCAGTAAACTTTATACCTGGCGTTGGGCCTGTTGCAAAAGCAGCCCTTACAGCGGCAGCTGGTAAAGCTTCTGGCTTATCAACAAGGGATGCTTTATTAGCGGGAGCTACATCTTTTGCTGGTAATAAAATGTTTGGTGGGGCAACTCCAACAGGCGGATCAGCAGCAACGGGCAATATATTTCAAAGAGCAAAAGAATACATTTTACCTGGTCAAGATAAAGTTGGTTTATTTGGCAATATTAGAAAAGGCATCGGTAGTTTTTTTGGCGGGGATAATACTGTTGTTCAACAAGGAGATACTTTATCAAGTATTGCTAAAAAATCTGGCGTATCTGTTCAAGATTTAATTGCAGCAAACCCTCAGATAGCTAACCCAGACTTAATACAAGCAGGAATGAAAATTAATATTCCTGGTGGCGGGGGCAGATTTTTTGGTGGCACCCCTGGTCAAAGTAGGTTAGGAACAATAGAAGATTTTATAAAAGGCAAAACATCTGATCCTGTTAGGCAAGGCGGTTTTCTTGAAGGTGTAATGGGCGGAACACCTGGTCAAAGTCAAATTGGAATGATAGAAGATACTTTACGCGGTAGGCCATCTGATCCCGTAAGACAAAACCAACAATCAGGTATAGGTGGTTTGTTTGGCGGCCTAGCTGGTGGCAATCTAACAATACCTGCCTTATATGGTTTGGCTTCATATTACGGAGCAAAAAGAGACGAAGGCGGTCTAGCTGCAACACCAGCTACAACGATGGATCAATTAGGCAGATACCAAATAGCGCAAAACTTAGGGACAGGCGGTAGCAGAGAAGATTTTGGTTTATTGCCAGCACCTAAAGCATTACAATTTGCTGTTGGTGGAGAAGCTGTAAAAGAACTAGACATGCGCCAAGGCGGTGAATCGGCAGGCCCAGGAACAGGAACTTCAGATGACATACCAGCGATGCTAAGTGATGGTGAGTTTGTAATGACTGCCAAAGCTACACGTGGAGCAGGCGCATTTGACGTTAACAAAACCAAATCTGGTATTGAGCTTATTAAAGGTGGTAGCGCTTCACGCGAAGAAGGTGTAAAAAACATGCGTGAGTTAATGAATATTTTTGAGGCAATATAATGGCTTTACCAGAAGGATATAGTTTTACAAGACCTAGTGATAGATTTTATTCTTCAGTCATGCCACCATCAGGCATGCGTTTTGCTTATGGTCCTGGCGGAGAAAGAAAAGCAGTTCCGTTTAGTAATTCAAGTGGTGGATCATCATCTGGGGCAACCCAAGTTAATCCTATTCTTACATCTGTATCGCCTACCGAAACAATATCTGATCCTTTTGTTAGAGAGCTTTACTTTGGCTCTACTGATACACCTGGATTAATAAGACAAGCTACAGACGCCGCGCAAAAAGCTATATTAGACCAACCAGCAATACTACAAGAAACAGCAGGTCTTAGCCCAGATGAGATAAGAGCAAGAGAGATAGCCAGAGCAGGTATCGGTTCTTTTCAACCATTTTTACAAACTGCGGAACAATCTTTTGGCAGAGGACTCGGAGCTTTACAAGGCAGTATAGGTTTTGGTGGTCCAAGCGCAAGGCAACTTCTAAGTGGTTCTTTGCGTGGCTTTGATCCAAGTATGACAGGCCAGTTTTACAACCCGTTTGAAGAACAAGTGGTTCAACGAACTATAGATGATACTTTGCGTGCTGCTGCGCAACAAGATATAGCGCAAAGGGCATCCGATATAGCAAGAGGTGGTCAATCAGCTTTTGGTTCTAGGGCTAGACTTACTGCTGAAGAAAGACAAAGAGGTATTGGTAGAGGTTTAGGCGAGGCGCTTTCCCAAATTAGATCAGGCGGTTTCTTAACTGCCCAAGACAGAGCGCTACAAGAACTTGAAAGACAAAGAGAGGCAGCAAGAAGAGGGGCTGCTTTAGAACAAGGCTTTGGTCAAGACTTATCTGCTGCGCAAAGATTATTTGGCTCAGATATAGCAGACTTAGGTGCTACGCAACAAAGACTTAGAGGAATAGATATAGCCAACCTAACTGGATTAGGAGCAACAGAAAGAGGTATTGAAGAGCAAAGACTTGCAAGACAATTTGCTCAACAACAAGCTACAAGAGATGCGCCTTTGTTAGCTACTCAATTTATTCAAGGGTTTGCACCCAAATATGTTTCAGGTACAACTCAAGTAGCTAAAACATATGGCATACCAAAAGATCCTTTAGCAGTAGGGCTAGGTGGTTTTTTATCGGCTTATAGCGCTATGAAAAGACCTATACAGCCAGCTCCTCCTCCTCCACCCGCGCCAAACACTGACCAAGGGGTAGATGATTACCGAAGCCCTTTTAATAGAGACCTAACTAGCAATCCGCAAACAATATTTGGATTACCAGCAAACAGGGTCGAGGCATTAGAGCGTGCACGAACAGCTGCTGACATTAATAATCCGCAAGCATTTCAAGATGTAATTCAAGGTCAAATTTTCCAACCAAGCGGCTATCAACCTGTAAATCCCGTAACTGGTGCTCCACAAATAAACATGCCGAGTAGTTTGCCAGCAGTAGCACCAACTTTACCAAGCTTTGGGCTACCGCCAGCTTTTAATGTTGACAATCCAGGGGCTAATTTGCCCTACAATCCATTTGCGCCGAGAAGCTAAATGAGCGTTTTAAATAGAAAAATGTTTGCAACGGGAGATGTCGCTAGCAACCCTTTTGTTGATTCCTACGATGAGTTTGAGCCATATCAATTAAATTTTACGATAGAGCCTAAAGGCGAAGGTTTTGTAGCAGTACAAAGAAATCCAAGAGGTGAGGTTGTAAAAGAAACTCCTATTAATACAGCTTTATCTGTTACAGGTGATCCTGTAGAGGCATATCAAGTACAAACTAAAAATGAGGCTTTGAGAGCGATCAAAGATACAGGCATAGGTATAGTTGGGTTGTATGGTGGTAGATCTTTGGCAAGACCAATATTTAATCGTCTTTCTCCTATGCTTACAAAAGCGGTTACTTCAAATAGATTTTTAAATCCTTTTACTTCAAAAAAATTACCAGGTGTTGCAACTCCAGGTAAAAAAGGTTTTCAACCTCAAGACCCAACCAAGCTTTCTTCTTATCAAATCGGTTTAAAACCAGGGGCTAAGTTTGGTCTTTTTTCAGGCTTAGGTTTAGGCGGTTTGACAGCAGCCCAAACAACTGAGGAAGAAGTTGCTGAAGAACTTAGAAAATTAGAAGAACAGCAAGGCTCTGCGGCAACTAAAAAACAAGAAGTTAAAGATAAAACAGCCATAGATCCTTACTTTGGCGGTATATCTGACGAAGAAATAGATAAAGTTTTAGGGGTTAGTCAAGATAAAATTAATAAAGAAGTAGAAGATCAAGATCAAATTAATCAAGATGCTTCGCTACAAATAACAGGCGATTTTCAAGATAGGATGTTGGATGATAAAAACTTAAATCGTCTTTTAAGAGAGACTGGTGTTAAATTAGTAGAAGAGGGTAGATTTTCAGGTATTGCATCTGGAGCCGCATCGGCAGCCAGTTTAAGGGCAGCTGAGGAAAGCGCAGAAAAATTAGCAAAAAGCCAACCTTCAGAATTTGCAGAATTTTTAGCTAAAGAAAAAATTAAAAATACCTCTCCAGATAAAATTGCAAAACAAACAAATGATCTTGCGCAAGCGGTAAGTGACTACGAGCAAGGCCAAGTAACTTTACAGATGTTCAATTCTGTAAAAGAAATTATGGAAAAGTCTGATATTACAGGACTTGGCCCCATAACAAAATCTTTAGCTAATCAAGTTGCTGGTTTTTTTAATCCAAACATACCGCTAAGCCCAAGAGAAAGAGCTGTTGTAATTTTAGAACAAATAGCTAACGGTAATATTAAAACTATCACTGGTGAAAGTGGCAGAACAATATCAAATGTTGATAGACAGATAGCTAGACAGTTAGTTGGCGATTTAAAAAATCCTCTTACTAGAGAAACCGAAGTGTTAGAAAAAATTAATACACAAATTAATTCTGTAAATCAAAGATCACAAAAAGCTTTGAACGAATATAAGGCAACAAGTTTATTTTTTACACAAAACGATTTACCTGTACCGCTGGCTCCACAAACTTTTGCATTTGATACAACTAGCAAAGAAGGTAGAATTAGACTAAAAATTCAATGATTTACGAAATAGAAACCCCTGACGGCAGAATAATAGAGGTAGAGGGCCCTGCTGGAATGGAGGAAGAAGCTATAAAAAAAGTAAAATCTTTTTTAGCAGAAGAAAGCACAGCTAAAATTTTTGACGAGGAAAATTTTGATTACGAAACAGGGGTCAAGGCTCCTGGTCTTAGAGCTCAGCTTGATTTAGCAGAAACTCAAGAAGAAAAAGAGTTGGTCTTAAATCAAAGAGTTGGTTCGCAAGGCTATATCAGAGATTCAGCAAATAATTTTGCACTTACCCCATTAGGCTTACGCCGTCTAGGCATTTTACCAAAAACAAATAAAAATGTGATTATTGACGAATCTGGTTTTTCATCAGGCGATTTTGCTGACTTTGCTGGAGTGGTTGGCCCAATCGCAGGTGCAGTAGCATCCTTATCTCCACATAGCAAATTATTACGTTTAGTTAGCCAAGTTTTCAAAAACAAAAGATGGCAAAGAGCAACCGCTGTAGGTTTAGGTTCGGCAGCAGGGGCAGGTGTTGAGGAGGCAGGTGAGTTGGCAGCGGGACTACAAGCTCAATCAGCAGGCGAGATAGCAAAAGATTTAGCTTTTGAGGCTGCAATTGGCGGTTTGTCGCAAGGCTTGTTTGAAACAGGTGGAGCAGCCGTACATGCAATGCTTGGCAGAAAAGCAAATATAGTTGATGTGAATATAGCTAGAGCTATAGCCCAAGGCGCAGATCCTAGCGAACTTATAGAACTAGGGACAAAGCTTGGCAGAACACCAACATTTAAAGATGTTAAAGATGCTCAAGCAAAAAATATAATAAAATCATTTACTCCAGCAGCAGTATCACAAAGAGCTATTGGGAGAGAAATACCTGGTAGACTTCAAGCAGCTGCCGAAACTGTTTTTGGTAGAAAAGAGAGAGATGACGCTTTAATTAAATATGGCAACGAGAGGTTGCAAGAGGCCTTAAAAAAACTTGGTGCAGTTGATACAGAAATAGAAAGTTTTGCAGGCTTAACAAGCGCTGGCAAATTTACAGCTAGAGAGTTTGATGAATACATGCAAACTTTATCGCAAAAATCTGCAACAGCTAGAACTGAAGTTGATAACATCATTAAAAACACAATTAAAGGCATAGATGAGGGGGCTTTTGATGGCGACATCACCAGAGGCGGAGTTGGACAAGCCTTAAGGAACCAACTAAAAGATTCTTACGATCAAATCTCTAAAACATTTCAAAAAAGAGAACAATCTATTGACGAATTTTTACAAGCTAATGGGTTAGATGCAATTGATGGAAAAATTAAATTAGATTTAAGACAACTGCAAAAAGAATTAGAGCAAATTACAAGACGTTACCCAACCATAGACAAGACACTAGCTGATGATGTTAAAGCACCGCCGATAGCTGTTTTAAAAAAAGTAATAAGTGATGCGCAAAAAAAAGAAGGCGGTATATCTATTGAGGCTCTAAATAATACAAGATCGGCTTTACTTACTTTACAAAGAAATATTGGTTTACAAGGTGGTAAACAAAGTGTTTTTCTCAAAGACGCAATAAATAGTATTGATAAAATATTTGATGGCCTAGCTAGTGGATCAAGCTTTACTGCAATTAAAGGTTTGCTTAGAACTGGAACTCAAAAAGAAAGTTTTGCTAGTATTAAACAAGCAGCCAAAATGATTAAAAACTATAATGATGATTATAATGCTGCCATTAAACCATTTAACGATGTTGATGTAGCAAGGGTTACACATAAAGCAAGATTAGGCTCAAAAGATATTGATGAAATCTATTCAGTAATTTTAAAACCAAACAGACCAGAACTTTTGACAAGGTTTTTAGATGCTATAACTGAAGTTGAAGCAACAACTAAATTTGGCATGTTGAGAACGGGCGTAAAAACAAATCAACCACAAAGACAAATTATTAAAGAGCAACTACGCAATAATTTAATCAGAGAGGCCGTAAGAAAATCAGTAAATGTTGTTGATGACACTATAAATCCTGTCACATTTGCAAGGGAAATTAACAGGCTTGGAGAAACAACAAAAGTATTATTTGACGACGTGCCAAATTTTCAAAGAGTGATTGATGACTTTACAAAAATTAATACAAATTTTCCAACTTCAAAACTACAAAGTATTGCAGAAAATTTAAACTCGAAAGAATTTACGCAAGCCTTACAAAAATTTACCGACGCGGATAATGCAAGAGCTTTAGCAGAATCTGATAGATTTATTAGCAGAGTAACAAACGCCGCGCCTAATGAGGTTGTTGATACGGTTTTTAGAAATGGGCAAGCAGCCAATATCGCAAAAACAAAATCAATATTAGGAGCTGATAGCCAAGCTTTTCAAGAAGTGCAACAAGAAAGCATGCGTAATTTATTAAGGTTGACCGTTGGTCCAGGTAAAAGAATAGACGAAATATTTAATCCAGACGCACTTGAAAGGGCCCTAAATGCAAAAGGAAATGATGTATTGCGAGAAATGTTTGACGATGCAACCGTTAAAGGGTTGCGTAATTTGGTACAAGATTTAAGAGTGATGACGCAAGGCGATAAGGGTGGAGCGGGAACTTTGATAGCTGGAGCTGTTGCTGTAAACGCTTTTAATTTAGCTTACGTCCCTATTTTAATAAAACTTGGAGTTATGGGTTCTATATTAAGAAACCCTGCTGTTGTTATTC